GCGACCTAGCCGTGCGCTCTGATACGCACGTTCGTCCTCGACTTACGTCGAAGGTAGTTGTACCCATCTGGTGACGAACCAGATAGTGCAGCGTAGAGAACAGCCGCCGTCTCACGACGGGGGTCTCTCCCATAAGCCGATTCTTCATGAACCGGTTTGACAGCCAACTCTTTCCAATTCCACCCATGTATCCCGCGGTTGCGGTGAACGTGGGGAGAGGTAAGGAAGCGTGGGTCGGTCACCTCAACGGCGAAAGCGCCGTAAATCGTGTCTCGGGGTCTGTTGGATATCTGGGCCGCTAACACCGAAATGGTGTTGGGGATCCAGGTACCCGTAAGGCCGACCGGCGACACGAAGCGCAGATCTTCAGGAACAAGCGACCACAAGTAGTCGCGCATCCCACTAGTGCGCGTTGCGCACATGTAAGATCTGCTGAGGAGGTTATGGAAGGTAAAGACTTGCTCGATAGAATCAAGCGAGCCTAACTCCGCTGGGCGTACATCTACCCCTTGCCAAAAGTCTCCACCACACGATTCCCTGAACACACCCTTCGAGAAGGTTTTCTTCTTGTTGAGTGTGAAACCGCACCGACCCAAAAGGTCTGTAACGGCGGGGAAGGCGTCTTTGCGTACCAAGATGTCATCACCATAGACCCGGAAGTCAACCCGGATCTGCCCCGCATTTGATGCGGAGCATATGGCTAAAAACAACAAGGTTTGCAAAGGGAAACAGAATCCGTTGCCCATGGAACAGAACTTCTCGTAACGACGAGTGACGCCGTTGTACGAGTAGCTCTTCGATCGAAGTCTATCGAGGAGATAGAACCAATCAGGGGGCAACAGATCGCGCACCAACTCTGTCGATATGCTATCACTAGCGGACGACAGGTCAATGGTGCAGAACCCATCCGTTGAATCAAATGAGCCTTCCCAGGCCATTTGCCGGTTCCGGTCCTGATCCAAAAGATCATTACCGGCAGCTGCCAGTCTTGAGCGCATTGCGCTGTCGACTGACGACTGCATCCAGTTATTCAATAAGGGTTCGATGGCAATCGACCTACGCGTGAGCGTGGTCTTAGGGACGAATAGGACTGTGTTGTGGTCAACTATGTCCACCTGCTCGCGGAACGCGCGGTAAAACGCGTCGTCGCTTGCAAGGTACTCCGTGGGATCGACTAAGACCTCTAGGAGTTGTGGATGCGCATGTGCAAACATACGCGCATAGTCGGCCGATGCACTCGAGACTGACCATTTATCTGCCAGCAGCTTTCGGTAGCTGGAGGTGGCCTGTCCATGTATCCCGAGCGCCGCACCGGGGCCAAAAGCCAACTTCGAACTAAGTTCGTCGTAGGAGGGAACATCGCCCAATACATAAGCGATGTATCCCCTCAATCTATGCCGTTCGTCCGAAGATAAACGGGGAGATTTCGCGTGGAATTGTTCATTGATCTCTTTGCAACTAAGCTCAGAGGTCTCAAACTTCTTCCAAGCACCGTCCTCCGCCAGAGCGTCTAAGCCCTTAACGTCGTAACGGTACTTCGCGACTAGTGCCTTCAGCTGCGCGAGAAGGAAATACTTCCCGACGGATCCTACTTCTGTCGGATCCTGTATGTCGAGCGTGGGAAGCCAGCCTACCAGACTGTCGCGAGACAGCTTGTTAGGATATGGCGGAACACGCTCCCCATAGCGGTATGCTATTTCCGATGCCAACATCGAATAAAGCTCACGGTGATTAACCGAGGCTTTACTCCTCAGGGCGGCGTTTACCTCACGGTACCGTCGCCACAGGCGGGGGTTCATTACGAACTCCTTGTGCTTTCTGGTTGATCTGGGGCGCCAACGTGTTAATCACTAACACGACGGCCAGTATGACGAGCGCAAAGCTCGTCAGCCAAACTACGTCACGACCCATCAGAAGTTAATCTTCTGGGTCTTGAGCAGGCTCTTGAAGTCTGCCGATTGGACGTAGCTGCCCAGGTCCGCACAGATCGCATCGATGTCGGCCGCGGCCGTGCCCACAGGGATCGACACATTGACGTCGCTGATCGACTCGAAAGTCGGAGTCAGCGCGTTCGTCAGCGTGTGGGTCCTCGTGAGCTTGGCTTGCGCCCGCGCCACGCCACTGAAGACTTTCGTCGGCTTCGCGGCCGTGCGGCGGAGGACAAGATCGTCCTTCACCGACGCGGTTTTCGCGGGGCCGATGTACCCGACGGCATTCGAGCCGAAGGAGTCAGCGGTATAGGCTTTGGTGTTGATGGTCAGAGACATGCGGTTAGACCTATCGGTCTGTTAGGTTGGTGAAATCGGATGCCCGTCTAACCCCCCTGGTGGAGGGCTGCCGTCTACGCAGGCGAATTACTTCGTCCAACGCGGTCGGCTGGGGCGGCCTAATCCTTTTCATCTTCTGCGCCAGAAGCGACATTGAATCGAGGACTCGCAGCAGGTTGTCGAACTTAAAATCCGACTTCCATGCCAGTGTAGGCGCGAAGGCGCCCACGTCTCGGTGCTTGTAACTGATGGTCCGAGTGAGAGAGGGAGGGGGTGAAGCACTATCAATCGAGATAATGCCAGCCTTACCCGGAGCTACACCA